ATGGATTATGGGGTTGTGCTTAGTAGTTTCTTCTGGAGACGATTCAAAAATAAACAAGACATAACTTTCTTCGATCCAAACGAAGTCCCAGACCTATATCAGGCTTTTTATTCAAATACAAAATTGTTTGAAGAGCTTTATGTAAAGTATGAAAAGCAAACAGGCTTACGTAAAAAGACAATGTCAGCAGAAGAAGTATTCAAGTCTGGCATTTTAAAAGAACGAACAGATACTGGACGCATCTATCTTGTGTTCATTGACAATGTCATGAATCAAGGACCATTTGATCCTGAGTATCATACAATTTACCAGAGTAACCTTTGCTGTGAAATTTTATTGCCAACAAAGGCATTCAAGAGACTTGACGATGAGGAAGGTCGCATCGCATTATGTACTCTTGGCTCTATTAACTGGGGTGCGTTCCGTAATCCAGAAGACATGCGCCGCGCCTGCCGCATCTTGCATCGTAGTCTTAACAACATTTTAGATTACCAAGATTTCTTAAGCATTCAATCTAAGTTAAGCAACGATGAGATTCGCCCATTGGGTATTGGTATTACTAACCTAGCATACTGGCACGCCAAACGTGGTATTAAGTATGGTGAAAAAGATGCACTACACGAAGTCAAAACTTGGATGGAGCATCAGGCTTTCTATCTAACTGAAGCATCGGTGGAACTTGCCAAAGAGCGAGGAGCATGTTTACACAGCGATAAGACTCGTTATGGTCAAGGTGTATTCCCCTGGGAACTACGTGCCAATGGTGTAAACGAACTAACAGACTTTACGCCAGAATTAGATTGGGAAACTCTAAGAGCACAAATGAAACAGTATGGCGTGCGTAATGCTACACAAATGGCAGTTGCACCAGTTGAATCTAGTTCTGTTGTTATTAACTCTACTAACGGTATTGAGATGCCAATGAGCTTAATCAGTACAAAGGAGTCTAAAGCAGGTAGCTTCACACAAGTTGTGCCCGACTATAACAATGCAAAGGTTCGTAAAAACTATCAACTAATGTGGGAACAAAAAGATTGTGATGGATATCTAAAGACTGCATCTGTTATTGCAGCCTATGTTGACCAATCAATTTCTACAAACACATTCTATAATCCTGCACATTTCCCAGACCGTAAGGTGCCAACTACATTAATTGCTAAGAATTTGATGCAGGCACAGTTGTGGGGACTAAAGACTTTCTACTATTCGCTAATTAACAAACAAGGCGCTAAGGTGCAAGAAAAAGAAGTCGAGCAAACTAGCTACGCATTTAAAGAACAAGAAGAATTTTTAGAAGAAGACTGTGAGGCATGTAAACTATGAGCAAACAACAATATGATTTAACGTCGCAATCAAATTACTTACAACGTAAGATGTTTTTGGATCCAGCGGGTCCAGTGACCATCCAACGATTCGAAGAAGTAAAGTATCAGAAGATTACCGACTTTGAAACAACAGCCCGCGGGTTCTTTTGGGTGCCCGAGGAAGTTAGTTTAACTAAAGACGCACAGGATTTTAAAGATTCTAGTGATGCCATTAAGCACATCTTTACAAGTAATCTCTTAAGACAAACTGCCCTTGATAGCATTCAGGGTAGAGCGCCTAGTCAAATTTTTACTCCTGTTGTTAGTCTTCCAGAATTAGAAGCACTAATTTATAATTGGAGTTTCTTTGAAACAAACATCCACAGCCGTAGTTATAGCCACATTATTCGCAACATCTACAACGTGCCTAAAGAAGTGTTTAACACTATCCACGATACACAAGAGATTGTTGGAATGGCTAGTAGTGTTGGTCAATACTATGATGACTTGCATCAAATTAATTGCCAAAAGGAAATTGGAAGAGTTATACCCGAAGATGAACACATCAAGGCAATTTACTTGGCACTACACGCTAGCTATGCACTAGAAGCATTCCGCTTTATGGTATCGTTTGCCACAAGTCTTGCTATGGTTGAAAACAAAATCTTTATCGGTAATGGAAACATTATTAGTTTAATCCTCCAAGACGAACTGCTACACAAGGGCTGGACTGCTTTCTTAATTAACCAAGTTGTAAAAGAAGACCCTCGCTTTGCTAAAGCAAAGATTGAATGTGAAGCTGAAGTACGTAAAATTTATGAAGATGTAATTGCTGAAGAAAAGGCTTGGGCGGATTACTTGTTCAAGAAAGGTCCTGTCATTGGACTAAATGCAAACATTCTAAAAGAGTTTGTTGATTATACTGCCACTGATGCACTTAAAGCCATTGGCATTAGATACTGGGGACATGCACCAAAAACTACTCCGATTCCTTGGTTCAATAAGCATAGCGATACAAGCAAGAAACAAACAGCACTACAGGAATCTGAATCAACTAGTTACGTAATTGGTGTTATGAGTGACTCAGTTGATTATGACGCATTGCCAGCACTATGAGTTTTACTGAACTTTACACCACCGAATGGTGCGATGCATGTAAAGTGGCAAAACAAAAACTAGAAGCCGCTGGCATTGAGTTTGAAACGGTAAATGTCGACGACGAAGATGCGCTACATAGAGCATTCGACGTATGGAAACATCGCCTAGGCTATAATCCAAATACCATTCCTCAATTTTGGTACAACGGAACATACATAGGCGGTAGTGCAAACATAGATAAATTTTTAAAGGAACAAAATGTTAATTGATGTCAAAAAAGATGGTGACGTTATCTCTCTAAAGATGAGCAGTGGCGAAGAACTAATTGGTTGCTTTGTTAGCGAAGATGCCAACAGCTATACCATTGACCGTCCCGTATGCTTAGGACAAGGTCCCAAAGGTGGCCCGGCACTTATGCCTTACTTGATGACAGTAAGTCCAGACCGCGCCCGTAATCTAAAGATTAACAAAGCATTGGTTGTTACAACAGCAAACACTGACAAAGAGCTTGCCGACCAATATACATCAGCGTTAAGTGGAATCCAATTGGCTCCTGCTGGAATGAAGCTATAATGAGTAAACCTGTTCACAGACTAGGCGATCCAAATGACGACGGTGCAGCCGTAACTGAAGTTGCACAAGGTACCGTTTATGCAAACAATATCTTAATTGCAATTGATGGTAGCCCCGTGGAAGAACATGGTCTTGGTGAACATGATAGCCCTGTGACAGCAAATGGTAGTGCAACTGTTTTTATAGGCGGAATACCGGTAAATCGACAAGGTGACGCAGATAGTTGCGGGCATACAAGAGCAGAAGGTAGCCCAAACGTAAACGTAGGGCCATAATTACAAATCTCCCATAAATACATGGGAGATTTTTTTTATGTGCAAAATGAAACCTACTGCTAATGCCGCCCGCAAGGTAACACCGTCTGGGGAAATTTACTACGACGATACACCCGAAGGCCATGCCGCAGCCGTTGAAGATATGCAAAAAACAATGGGCGGCGGCAATGTAGGAGAAAACGGGCAAGCCGACACAGGAAATCCTACACCAGCACCAGCACCACAACCAGACACTACAGATTGCTCAACATACACAGATGCAATGTGGGACACTCCTTGTAGCAAGTATTTTAAGTTTTCCCAAATGAAGTACAAGCCGGTAGCAAATCCGGAAGCAAATTTAACCCCTGCTCAAATTGCTTGTAATTGGCAAAAGCTTTGCAGAAATATCTTAGACCCACTAGTCGATGCTGGTTTTAAAATAACAATTAGTTCTGGTTATCGTACACCAGCGTTTGATAAATCGCTTGGTGCTAAAAACAGCATTGGTGATCACCCATGCGGTCGTGCAGTCGACATTCAAATTTTAGGTCAAGGTGACCCTGCAGAAAAGGCTAAAGGTTTATTCAAGCACATTGGCAAAAATATGAATGGCTCTTTTAGTCAGTTAATATATGAAGGACGATGGGTTCATGCGGCACACGGAGGCAGTAGTCCAGAAAGCGTTTCGGTGCTAGTTGCAAGAAACGGTACTGCACCATATCAACAAGTTGGCGGTCGTAGTGGTAGTAGATTAGACCCAGATTTGAAGTGGGCATAAGTATTCTACTATGGCAGATATTCCAATTATTCCGGGTGTAAAAGTTGCAACCAAAGGCATCTTAAACAAACCACTCAAAGACATCATTTGTGCTATCCTATTTGGCGGCCTTGAAAATATGCTCAAGGGTAACCTTCTATGCGTACAAGCTGACATTGATGCATTGATTCAAGACAACTTTCCTGGCACACCAAGCATTAAAGATTTACAAGAAGAACTTAAAAATTTAAAAGATGAACTTAAGGCACTAGAAGAATTATCAGGACTTAAAGGTGGCCTTGACAGAGTAAACGCAGCCATTGCCGAAGTACAAAATTTATTGGCACTTGATGGTATGTGTAAAATTCCTTTAAAAGCACCAAAGATTCCTGACGTTATAGCAGAAGTAATCGACGCTGAGTTTGCTGAAGCAAATGCTATTCTTAAGGACATTGGTAGACTTGGTAAGCCAGAGTTATGTCTTTCTGGCAACGGTGGCCTTAACACAGGAAAATATAATCCGGAAAGTATTCTTGGCAGTATACAAAAACATCTTAATAAGATGGAAGACATTCCAGGGCAAAAATTAAACAACCTCAAGAAAAAGTTGCAAGGTGTTACCAAAGCGTTGAAGAAATCTATTAATAGGCAACTGTTTCCTGACTTTAGGCACAAACACAATTTAATGACAGGCAAGCCATATAAAGCTGGTGAGCCAGCAATGACACTTGCTCCTCCTCCACCTGCGGCTGCGATTGCGGCACTGGACCGCACATCAGCCGATTACCCTCCAGCATCCACGCCTAATTTAAAAACTGCTACTGCTACTGCAACAGCGTTGGTGTCTAACTTATCTAAGACAGCAAGTTATCCTGCTGATGTTAATGGTATTAGATATCAAAATATTTGGCCTGGTTTAGTTGGACCCGAACTTTATGGCCTGGCTGTAACAGCTTTAACACCTCAGGATCCATTGTTTACTCAACAAGATCCAATTTACGATTATTGCGGAAAGCTAGTTGGCTACACTTCAACAGTTATTACAGGAGACCCGACTGCCGCTGGCGGCGACCCTGCACTTGATGCAGAACCTGCACCACCTCTAACAAACTTTAATTTTGTCTGGATAGCAGATAGAAACTGCTGGGGTGTGACAGGTATCTCTAGCGAGCAAATTGTTAACGGAGTTAAAGACATCTACTTAGATAAGAATCCAACTATAACATTATATCGAGGTCGCAATCATATGTTTGTTATTCCTTCCGTTGATATTGCCGGGACTGCTATGGCTCCTGAATTTTTTATTTGCAAAGTTGATGCCAACTTAAAGCCAGTAATTGAAAATGGTTCTGTTAAAAAATTTAACCTAGGATTGAGTAGGGTAGAAACATACGAATTGTTAGAAGATGCTAACGGCGCTGAAAATCCAGCCGAAGCAATCGCACGTAAAGAGAATCATCCAACAGGAACGCATTTATACTTTGCCGCCGAAAACAAAGTTTACTCTGGCGTAGAGGCACCACCTTTCCCTGACTCAGATGTATGGTGGTATAACACCGAAACTTGTGTTGCTAAACGTTGGATTCCAGATGATTTAGAAACAGGCGCCGCTGGCTACTGGGTTGAAGTATCGCAACAAGAACGCGAAGACCATTGGTTTGGGTCAAGTATCAACTATCAAGATCCTCATGTCAACTATCTAGCATACAGCACACAAGATGGTTCTGTGTTTGGATTGTTTAAATTGATTTGACAAACCCCGAGAATAAATATATACTGTAAGTTATTGCTGTATGAAGCAAAGAGAAAAGTGTTCTGGACGCGGGTTCGATTAAGCCTGTTTTACCATGAAACCACCATGTGTCTTATTACCTCGTAATGACGCATTGGCAAAGGCATTAGCATTGTATCCGCGATCCATACACCACTGACGCAACCCTTCTACTCGCTCAACGGTTCCGTCTGGGTGAGTAACATCATAAACTTTTCCAGTCCAAGTCTTTCCTTGTGCTGAACGAATCTTACTAAACTCTTTACGCATTTTGGTTGCCCGTTCAGCACCGTAAATATCTTCCCATTTTTTACCTTTGCGTTGTCTGATATTTGTTTGTCCACCCTTTTTACTTCCAGCCATCATTGCTTCTTTGGCGGCATCAAAGTTAGCATCAAGTTGGGCAAGTCCTTGCCAAGCAACATAGTCTTGCCAATGCCCATGTCGTTCATACAATAATCGATGTGCTTCGGCATGTTCGCCCGGGGTTAGTTCGATGAGGTTGCTTGAATCGTCAGTTCCGCCCATGTGTTTTGGGATAATGTGATGTTTGTGTTTCATACTATTATTTAGTCGAAACCATAGAAAAACGCTTGACAAAGGTTTCGACATGTGTTATACTCTGATAAAATCTGGAGTTAATGAATGATTGACTATTATGAAGCCTTGAGAGAAATGCACCGTGGCAATGTTGTAAAGTATGTGGGCACAGTGAATGGCAATGTAATGAGTGACAATGGTGCCAGTTTCTGTATGTGTCGCGGGTGTATATTTCTCTTTAATAAAGGAGAAATCAAATGGAACAAGTTAGGCTACATGGTCTATGACCCGGACTTTCGTTATGTGCTTACTGGCGAAACAGTTGACCCGCGGGCATGGAAGCCAGAGAAGAACAGAGACCGTAAAGAGATTAAATCAAAGTTAGGCTACAGTCGTATCGGAAGGAACAATGTATGAACAAACGAATCCTAAAACTTTTTAACGAGGCTGGTTTCCATCAACCCGAAATGGAAAGACTCGGTATTGAAGATAAGTTTGAAAAGTTCGCCGAATTGATTGTTCGGGAATGTATCAAGGTTGTTGATGATACAATGACAGAGAACCAAGAAATGAACATTGGTTTGGTTATGGCAAGTGCCGCGATTATAGCACATTTCGGAGTTGAAGAATGAACAAACAAATTAAAGAACTTGCTCTACAGGCTAACCCTGCAAGTAGAGAAATATATGAACAGGACAACTGGCAATATAATTGTGCGGCATGGTCTGCTCTCGACCTAGAAAAGTTCGCCGAGTTGATTGTCGGGGAATGTATGCGTATGTGTGATGTTGCGGCTATTGGATACGAATCACACGGTCATATGAAAGAAGCCAATGGGTGTTATTCAGCAAAAGAATATATTGAGGAACATTTCGGAGTTGAATGATGAACGAACGAATTCGAGAACTTTTGAATGAGGCTACGGTAGGATTAGAACCAGACTTATCACCTCAAAGAACTGTCACATTTAATGAAATGGAAAAGTTCGCCGAATTGATTGTTCGGGAATGTATGGGCTGTTGTGAGCAAGTTATCAGTGATCCTGTTCCCGAATCGGTAGATACTTGGTTGAATGGTGGAGAACAATGTATCCAAGAGATTAAGGAACACTTTGGCTTGGGTATGAGTGTGGCGGATAAGAAACAACTAATCAAGGACTTGCTGGGAGTAAACAAATGATTGGTTTTTCTAAAGCATTCAAGGGATTATTCGGACCGAAACCCGAAGAAACAAAGTTTGAATACCGAGTCATTGACTGGACCAAGGTCACTACCGTTGAAGATGTTGTCAATATTCTCAGCAACATTGGACTTACTCGTAGGGTCAAAGTTGGCAAGGTTGAATGGGAAGATCCAAAATGGAGTAGACTACTTGGTGATAAAGTTTATACAGAAACTTGGACCAAGTATGGCTGGAAAGATAATGAGGACAAAGAATGATTACCTTCTACCCTAGAGACATTGAATTGTGGCGTGGCACTTTCAAGTTTACCATGCCAGGTGTTCATGGTCCAAGTAAAGTGTTCTATGATAGAGATGACCTGCTGGGTTTCTGTAAAGAGCATGGTGTGAGATTGGATGATGGCAATAACCCATTTGAAATCTCTGGACCAACCGACCACCCTGTGTTTGGTCAAGGAACATTTACTGTCAAGCAATGGACTTGTATTGGTTGGTTAAAGGACGATTTACTATGACACCAAATCCTAAAATCCGAGAACTCATCGTGAGTATGGGCATTATTCCCGAAAGCGAACACTATGACATTGCCGAACGGGTTATTCAAGAATGTATAGCAATGTGTAAGACCAGCGTAGGCAATGCTGATTACAATACTGGCAGATTACATTGTTTAGAAAACATCAAAGAACGCTTTGGAGTTGAAGAATGAACGAACGAATCCAAAAACTTGTCGAACAGGCAGGTGGTGAGTTTTGGCAACGTATTGAAAGTGACGGTGTGCTGAACAAAGAAGCATACATAACTTTTGATCCTCCGCAATCTTTAGAAAAGTTTGTTGAGTTGATGGTTAGGGAATGTATTGAAATTAGTCAAGTGGGTTCAATTACAGAAAGTAAACTTAAAAAACATTTCGGAGTTGAGGAATGAAACTGTTTAAAAAGATCAAAGATTTTTTTAATCAACCTGATCAGATGGACTTGATCGAGGAGAGATTCTATCAACGCCTTGAGGACATGAAAAAGCACCCGGAAAAATATAAGCATATCCTTAATAGGGATAGTGGTTCTAAGATCCCGCCGGTGTCACTATTTTAAGAATTGAAAAATGAACGAACGAGCCAATGAACTTATCAAGTCAATACCGGACTTGAAGTATGATGCCAGCACTGGACTGTTTGAAACTGACCGCAGGGCATTGTATAACTTGGTTGAAAAGACAGTCAGGGAATGTGCTAATATTGCGTATGAATATGACGCACCAAAAATGAGTGGTCCTGGTATGATTATTGCCGGCAGGATTGAAACACATTTCGGAGTAGAATAAATAAGAGTTATTGCTGTATGAAGTGAAGTGAAACAGGTCTTGGACGGGAGTTCGATTCTCCCCACCTCCACCAAAAGCACATACATCGCTACTCACCTGAAATAGTGCGATGGTACAGATGATAGTGGTGAAGTAATATCTGCTTAATGTGTGCTTTTGATGGGGGTGCCTGGTTTCGACAGGGCAAAGAGTAACAGAGTGGACAGCACGGGAATGTGAAACCCGTTAGGATTGGGGTAACCCGGTCGAAGAAGCAAAACAAGTAACTGCAAACGACAGTTCATTCGCACTAGCCGCTTGATCGGCTCGCTGAGGTAGGAATACCAATAAACAGAAAATTCCCAAAAGGCCTTGACAGGCCTTTTGTTTTGATATATAATAGTATGAAAAGTATCTATCACGGCAAAGCAGGCGCAAATAAGAAGATGCGCGGCAAGCTTTCAGTAGAGTTATATTGCAGATGCTGTATGATGTTTAACTGGAAGTGGCGTGAGAGAATGAAAGAAGCCAAACAGGAAATAAGGAGAAACCAAAATGGCACAATAGATTGAATACGCTTGTAAGGACGTAGTGTTCCACTTTAACAAAGCACACTTAACGGATCAGACCATTCCCATGTGGGTCTTAAAATTTCATGGCGAAACATTATATGTCAATCATGTGGATTGTAGTATTCCTTGGAGCACTAAGGAAACACCTGACAATAACCACACCAAAGGTAGTATCAAAGTCAAGGATTGTTTGCTAACAATCAACGGAGACAATGAAGCTACACTATCTAAACTTACCATTGTAGATAAAGTCCGTCTGAGAAATCAGAAGCTGGGAATCACACGAGTCATATTTCCATATGGCGAAGACTTCCATACAGCATTGGCTAACAATGAATACCGACACAGTCCTTTTAAGAATGTTGAAGGTTCATGTGGCAGTGAGTTTATAGTTTGTGATTTGCTTGACAAGGAAGAAGCATTGCTTGCGGCACTAACATACGCAAATGATTTCCGTGTCTTGAAGCCAAACGAACCTTACTACCAGGAATACGACAGTAAGAAAAAGTACATTTCGGAGTAAAAAGATTTGACAATGTTACAATATAAGCTATAATTACTTGAAAGCGTCTGTAGCTAAGTGGAACAGCAGAAGCCTCTAAAACTTCGGATGCGTGGGTTCGATTCCCACCAGACGCACCAAATTAAAAGTTTATATGAAAATCGAAACCGGGGAAATTGTACACATCTATCCGACAGAAGTCTGGTTTGAAAAAGACTTCTTTGGTACGGTGCATATTAAAATGCAACACATGGCCCCGGACATGAAACCATTCACATTGGTTACAATCAACTATGACTATTTGTATACCAGCAACGGTCATCAATATGAACTAGCAAAAGAAATTGGCAAACTACTTGGACAATCAGACATAAAGGAGCGTCCTTGGGTTATGCCACCCACTAAATAGTTTTGTAGCATTAGCTACAACCAACAGACTTTAAGAATTATGTGTTTAGTCTGTACACAGTAAAAGGAAGAAAAATGATGTATAATCAAAAACTCGTTGCGAGTCTAAAAGCAAACGGCAAGATCCTCCGTGAATTCAAGGACACAGTTTATATTCCATTTGGTAGCGAATATAGCTTTCTAATCAAAAACCTCAACACAACTCGAGCACTTGTAAACATCTTCATCGATGGTGACAATGTTATCGAAGGTGGCTTGGTTCTTAACGCAGGGCAAGAAGTTGATCTCGAGCGCTATGTTAAGAATGGTAATCTCAACGCAGGCAACAAGTTCAAGTTCATTGAACGTACCCAAGCTATTGAAGATGGCCCACGTGGCATCAAGTTAGAAGATGGCTTAGTTCGTATCGAGTTCCAGTTTGAAAAGCCATACGTTCCACCTGTTAACCGTGGATGGATTACTGCAAGCGGTAGCACTAACCAGAATAGCATTTATCCAGCTAGCTTTAACGTCAATGGTGCCCTGCGTAGTGTTGACTTCAGCCAAAACGGACAAGTGATGGCACAAGCCGCATCCGCCGCAGTAGACAAGTATTGTGCCGACAATGGCATTGTCAACAAGAGCGAAGTCCACGATGGTATGGCTACAATGGACTGGATGGATATGAACCAAACAGTCAATGACGTAGGCATTACTGTTCCAGGTAGCCGTAGTGAACAAAAGTTCCAAACAACTTTCATGGGTGCAATGGAAGCCGAAAAGCACACCATCGTACTAAAGTTGCTTGGCGAAACACCTAACAACAAGCCAGTGTTGGCACCTGTAACAGTAAAGGCTAAACAGGAATGTGACACCTGTGGACACAAGAATAAAGCAACAGCTAAGTTCTGTAATAAATGTGGGACTTCGTTAGAAGTATTTGCATAAAGAAGCCCGCTTCGGCGGGTTTTGGCTTTACCCCCTGGTAAACACTGAGTAAGTAAAAGTGTACAATACATCATCTGTGTATTGACTAAACAAAGGAAACTAAATGAAAAAATTTACTATTGCAACTTTAATCGCTCTTTCTGCTACAGTAGCTAGCGCCGCCGAATTTGGTGTCACTGGCACACGCGACTACAGCGGTGCAGAAAACCGTAATGGTTATGGCTTGACACTAGGTCAAAAATTTGGAGCCGTTGGTGTTACCGCTGGCTTTGAACGTGCTACAGCAGGTAGCAATGATCAAGATCGTTATAGCCTAGTAGGCGGTGTTGATGTTGCTAAGTTAGGTCCAGTTACCATCACCCCAAAGGTTGGTGTTGCATATTTGGACAATCAAGCTAGCGCAAATGGCTATGCTATGACTGTTGGTGTTGGTGCAAGTGTACCAGTTACCAAACAAGTTAGTGTAGGAGTTGACTTTGCACGCCAATACGGTCAAGACCGTGTCAGTCAGTTTGATGGCAACCGCGTAACAGCTGGTGTTAAGTACGCATTCTAATTTGGCCAAGAGGTTAAATTAACATACAATAAGTAATGAGGCATTATTGCCTCATTATTTTTGAAGGAAATATGAAAAAATTACTCGTTACTCTTTTTGCAGTCTTGTCGTTCAGTGCCTGGGCACAGAAGCCTGAAAATATTACTATGGTGATTCCAGCAGCCGCAAGCCAAAGTAGTACTCCATTGGTTCTTAAATTACTTGATAAGGCCAACTTAATCCAATCAAAGTATTTCTTTACACCAGAATTTAAACCCGGCGGCAACGGCATCCTTGGATTAAAGTATATGGATGCAAGTCCGCAAGATCGTATTTCTGGTATTGCCCCGGCCTTCATTGAAAATGCAAGGTCAGGAATGATCAACGAAGCAGATTACGTTCCTGTACACGCCGCTGGCGATGTATGTTGGGCAGTTATTACTAACGTAGGCGATTCTAAGCGTGGTGTAGCCAGCCTTGCAGATTTAAAAGGTAAAGAAGTTGTTGTTGGTGGCACTGGTTTTGGCAATGCCGCACACATTACAAGTCTAATGCTTGCCGAAAAATATGGATTCAAAGTTAGGTACATTGTATTCAAGGCTAACTTTGATGCGGTAGTAAACATGGTCGGCGACAATGGTGTAAACATGGCGCTGGAAAGCATTAACACCTATAACCAATTTAAAGAAAAGCAACCTAAATTACAAATGCTTGGTTTCAATTGCGTAAGTCGCAGTGAACAGGCACCGGAATTAAAAACCTTGAGAGAGCAAGGCATCAATGCTCCTATGATTTTTAACATGACCGTAGCAAACAAGTCTATGCCAGAACAAAGGCGCAAAGAAATTGCCAGCGTCTTGGCACAAGCAACAATGGCCATTGGTCCCAAAGAGTTCAATGATGTCGCAGGCCTATATCCTCCTATCTTCCGTGGCATTGACCACGAAGAATTTTTTACTCGTAGGATAGGACTAATGAAATCATTAGTCAAGAAGTACGAAAAAGAAATAGAAGCCAGCAAGTAATTTTGCCAAAGCCACTGTAAAAGGTGGCTTTTCTATTTTTGTAGTGTATAATTATTTTTGTAAGACAACAGTTTTACAACACACTCAAACACAGGAGAACTATAATGAGTACAACAGCTACAAATGGCTACATGATCCGTCTTGACCTACTTAAGATGGCAAAAGAAATGCTCGAGCAAGATTGGCATGCCCAGCGTGATGCGGTTATGTCAGACTATAACAACAAGGTGAGCTTCGCTCACGCACAAGCTCAAGCCGCAGGTTTCCAAAATACCAACCTACCTGCTACCCCAACCTTCAAACCTTTCCCCACCGAGGAAGAGATTATCAAGAAGGCCAAGGTCCTAAACGAGTTTATCTCCTCAAAATAAGATAAACTAGTTTACCAAAAGAAGTCTATATGGTTATCAACTGTATAGACTTTTTCATTTATGTCTGCTATACTAATAAGACCATCACAAAGTGATGTACAATTTAAGGAAAAACAAAATGTTAAAGAAGTTTGATGAAAACACCAAACAGTATAAACTGTTCAAAGCTTTGGTTATCAATGGCGAAACATTGACAGAAGCCGCTATCCAGAAGCGTTTTGGTATTAAGAACCCAACTGCTACCATTAGCGTTATCCGTCAACGCGGTTATGCAGTTTATGCTAACCCACGTAAGGCTGGCAATGGTGTTCAAGTTACTGAGTACCGTCATGGCGAAGCAAGCCGCAAGATGGTTGCACTTGCATACAAGGCTCAGGCCATGGGCATCACCCTCTAATTTGCTTAAAAATTAGACAAATTAGCCCGCTTTTTGCGGGCTTTTTTGTATTTGTTGCTAAAAAACAACAAAAAAACGGTTGACTTTAGGGCCAAAAGCATGTATAATACATACATGTTCAGCAAAAAGGGGTTCTAAAATGCATAAGCAAATTCAAAAACTTATCCAAACATATTCACAATTTCACAATATCGACCCCGCTGTACTGACCAGCTTCACTCAAGCCGTTGCACACGAACTAGGCGAAATTGTAGTAGCAAGTCCTTATAACGAAGGCGTTCATATGTACTTCGACGAAAAGATTGCTCGCTACGAAATTAAAACTGCCGCAGGGTTGTAAAAATACAACACTATTTTGGTTGACTTTAGGGTCAAAACCCCGTATAATATACACATGTTCAGCAAAAAGGAGTTCTAAAATGGCATACGTTTCGCAAGAGCTTAAGGCTAAACTGGCCCCTACTATCAAGTCTATTTGCAAGAAGTATGGCGTCAAAGCCAGCCTGGCCGTACGCAACCACTCTACGCTGACACTGAACATTAAATCTGGTCCTATTGACTTTATTGAAAACTTTATTAGCACCGATGCTAACGTTATGCACGGTCGTAAGATGGACCAAAGCCAAATTGATTACTTGCGTAAGAATCAATCTATGGACGTCAATCCCTACTGGTACAAAGAACACTTTTCTGGCAAGGCATTGTCCTTCCTTAAAGAAGTCATTCCTGCCATGAACAATGGCAATCACGACAACAGCGATATTCAGACTGATTACTTTGATGTGGGCTGGTATATTGATGTTAACATTGGCAAGTGGAACAAGCCCTATCAATTTACAGCCTAAGGAGGCATTATGAAATTTCGTCATACACTTATCGCTACAGTTTGTGCCCTGGCATTTGCTGGTTCGGCAGTAGCTCAAACACAGGCACTCAACTACGAGTCAAAAGAAATTAGCACGGTCCTGAAAGTAGGCGGTGTCCCTAACGCATGGGCCCGCGGCATTACTGGTAAAGGTGCAACCATTGCCGTTCTTGACAACGGCTTTGACCTTACACACAGCGACTTCGCTGGCAAGATTGTTGCCAGCAAAAACTTTAATAGCGTAGTGGCCGCAAATAATAAAACCAATCCAACAGCAGTTACATGGGGCTGGCACGGTACATTAATGACAGGTATTGCGGCCGCAAATAATAATGGTGCAGGTACCGTTGGTGTTGCCCCTGATGCTAAACTATTACTTGGTCAAGTGGGCCAGGGTGGTACAATGACCAGTATCGAAATGGCCGCAGTTTACAAAGGCATTGACTGGGCAAGTTCTAACGGTGCAACGGTCATTAACCTAAGCTTAGGTTCAGCATTTGACACCAACTTTCAAAAGCAAATGACTTTGCTCAACCCGGGTGTAACTGGAGTTTGGCGAGCACCAACTGCCTATGGGTCAATGTATGGCTATAGCATAAAGGATGTCAACGCATTTGCAGTTGGTACCAATCGAGGAAGCATTATTGTTGCCGCGGCTGGTAACCAGGGCTTGCCTTATGCACAATTCCCTGGTGCGTTTGCTACACAAGTTGACAGCACAGGCAAGTTAGTCCTCGGCGGCCGTATGCTGATTGTTGGCGCAACAGATTCAACTGGCACAGTTATTGCACCATTCTCTAATCGTGCAGGCCATATTTGTACAAACATTTCAGGTACAACTTGCAACGACCCTTATCAAGTTAAAGACTTCTTTGTTGTAGCACCTGGCATGCAAGTTTATGGTAGCATGGCTAACCAGATGAAGATGGGTACTAACGGTTCTACAGCGGTACAAGGCACAAGTCCAGCGGCGGCATACGTATCAGGTGGCATTGCACTTATGAAGCAAGCGTGGCCACAGTTGCGTCCTGAGCAATTGGTAGCAATCACACTTAATACAGCAAAGGATCTTGGTGCAAAGGGCGTTGACGAAGTGTACGGCCATGGCCTTGTAGACTTTAATGCCGCAACACAGCCTATGGGTACACTGGTTCTAGCTAACAACACCAAGCTAACCGGTTCAGGTCCGCAAGGTAAAGTGCAACAGTTGCAAGGTACTGGCGTGGTGACCGCTGGTGCAGTAAGCCTTGGTACCAGCTCAGTGTTGCAAAATACACAGGCAGTTGACACCATTGGTCGCAACTACACAGTGGACCTGACAAAAGCAGTAGGTTACAACAATGCACTAAGTTACCAGTATGGCTCACCTTGGATGGCTATGGCTGGTGCAAACTATCGACACTTTGCTACTCCAGTTGGTAAGGATGGTGTGCTTACACTTATGTCTAGCGACAGCGGTACATCTAGTCAATACGAATGGCAACATAGCGACAGCACTCGTCTAAGCCTTGAAGTTGGTGCATTGACTGAACGTAACGGCTTCCTGGGCACACAAGGTGGCGGAGCAATGGCGTTTGGTGGATCTAATACAGCATGGACTGGCGTAGGCTTCAATCACAACATTGGTGGTAACACTAGTTTGATTGGAAACTATACAATGGGCGTGACCCGTACCTCTAACGTAGCAGACAGCATGGTCCAACTTGGCTCTACTGTAATCTCTGATAGCTGGAAGCTTGGCGTGGCACAAAGCAACATCTTGTTTGAAGGTAAGACCAAAGACACATTAAGCCTGGCAGTTGCTACTCCAGTTGCAGTTCGTCGTGGTCATGCTAACGTAACAGGCGTCACTGGCTACACTTACACTGACAATGCCGACGGAACTACTGATGCCAACCCCGTAATTCAAACTGAACGTGTAAGCCTGGCTCCTAAGATTCGTGAAATGGACTTGGTGCTTGGTTATACAGTTGCAGTCAAGAATACAACTAGCATTGGTGTTAACATTGTGCGTCAATTTAACGCTGGCGGACAAGCAGGTGCTCAGGGTACTGGCGTATCAATTATGGCTCGTAGTTTGTTTTAAGGAAGTTACCAAATGGCAAAGAAAATTGAGTTAGATGGTGAAACCGCAGACCGTATCACTGTACTAAATTTAAAGGACTATCGCGCATATCTTAAAAAAGAGTTGCGCGAATGGAAAAAGAATCCTAGGACTGAATCTAATCCCAAAGGATATTGGTTGCATCCTGAAGATGTTGCTATTAATATACAAGTAATTGAAGCATTGAATCTAGTCATTAAACAATTTGGAGAAGAATAATGTATAAAGAAGATGAATATGATGCCTTTGAAAAGAAAATGACAGAGGCATACCCTGAAATGTTTAGCCACCCATACGGTGGCTTTGCCGTAGGAGCAGGTTGGTGGCCAATCCTCGAAGCATTGTGTGGACAAATTCACCACCATGTTAAATGGAAGCAAGAGCAAAAAGAAAAATATGGTCGCGGTAGCGGATGCCCTGACGTTATTGTAGAACAGATTAAAGAAAAGTTTGGTGGTCTGCGTTTTTATTATCAAGGCGGCGATGATATGGTTGACGGCATGGTCCGTATGGCAGAGTCGTGGGCGGCAAGAACTTGCGAGGAATGTGGTAAACCTGGTAAGAGCCGAAGTGGCGGTTGGATTCAAACTCTTTGCGATGAACATGAAGCAGAGCGCCAAGCCAAAATGAAAGAAAGGTTTGGCGATGTGGAATAAGATCAATTGGGAACTGATTGGAGCATTGACAGCGGCATTTATCTGTGTTACTATGCTTTTTGCAACTCCTCAAAAAGAAGGCAAGTTGTATGATTGCAGTCTCGCTGAAATTAGTCCAGACTATCCTATCAAAGTAAAAGAAGAATGTCGCAAGATTCGTTCTCAAAAATAAAATGAAAAAGTTGTATGTAGTAATTGGTGTTCCTGGCTCGGGTAAATCTACCTGGATCAAGAATCAGCAATGGTCTGATAATACTGTCGTTGTTTCAACAGATGAGTTTGTTGAGGACTATGCACGTGAATGTGGCTCTACATACGCAGAGGTGTTTGATGATTACATGCCTACAGCAGTCGGTTTAATGACCGACAAGGTAGTCAGAGCAAGAGAAGCAGGCAAGGATATTGTGTGGGACCAAACATCCACTACTATCCAATCTCGTGCTAGAAAAATCAACATGTTGCCAGACTATTATAAAATTGCAGTGGTCTTCAAAACACCTAACACAGATGAACTTAATCGTAGGTTGAAGAGTCGTCCAGACAAAGTAATCCCCAGTGTTGTTATTGATAGTATGATTAAGAACTTTCAAATGCCGTATGAGGATGAAGGCTTTGATGAAATTGTAATTGCACCATGACCAAAAAAGTTTATTACATTAAGGAAGGCCGCAAGTATATTCCTGTTGCAGAATACGATAGTGACCTGCTTGATAGCTTTCCTAAAGGCAATCACCTAGTACAATGCTATCCGGGCGGTTCTTCGCGTAGGTTTAATATTGACGCAAAGCTTGCACCAATGATTGCCGCTGGTAGGTTTGCCGAAGACGCTATCAGCAAAGAGATTATGCGAGCAAGTGACTTACGTCCTAAACGTGCGCCGCTGACAGAAGGCCAACGTGCCGCATGGGAAAAGCTTGTTGAAGAATTTGGCCCAGATGCAAAGACACTTGAATGGCCAAGTGCTCGTGAAGTTGCAGAAGCTGGTGTTAATGCTATGATTGCAGAAGCAGAAAAGCTCATGGAGCATCCAATGGTAAAGGAAGCATACGATGAGTTTATAGCCACCTGTAAGCTGGTTAGTGAGAACAATAAGTAATGGATGCAAGCTGACTTCTTTGTTCCGTTAACTCTACGCTTACCAGAAGAAACCAAAGTACTCCTACGCGAGTACTTTATTTCTGAGTTACACACAAAACAAAGTGCAAGAAGTCAGTTAGGGTTGTATCCTACCCCACAGTCGAAAGAACTTGAAAGCATGGTAGATAGCTTTCTTGGACCATTGGGATTAAAGGCAGGTGCGTTTGGAACGTTTGCACTAATGCCCAATACAAGAGACAAGAACGTTCACGTTGATGCAATGAAGCTTAATACAAGACTAAGCTTTTACGAACTGGCAGAAGCCCCAGGCGAAATACATTGGTACTCTGATAAAGAAGATGGCTATGAAGCATGGAGGCCTAGTTACTTAGGTGGAAGCCCAATATTAGATTATAGATACAAATGGGTTGATGAGTTACAAGCAGGACAGCGTAGCTGGGAAGAATGTCCTGAACCTATATACAAAGTAACAACCGATGTTCCTAGCGCACTAGTAATGACTTCGTTACCACACAATGTTGTGCAAGGTAACGGATTCCGTATTACTGTAAGTTGTCAAGTTGTAGATCGTGTTACAGGTTCAGTTGAAAATACATGGCACAAAGTTAGGGAGTACTTTAACTCCATTGCATTGCCTGCCAGTGCATCCTAATTGTAGCATAGCCTGAACCAAAATAATCTGATCCAGGCATAAACTTAAACAGCTTGCCATTGTATTCTGGATTAGCACAAATTTGCTTTATTGTATCTTGTGCTACTTCTTTAGACTTGGCAAAGAACACTTTATTTTTGCCCCACATGATTGGGTAAATCAAGCCTTGTTGTTGTGCAATTACAGTTGCCCATGTACGCAATGGAGCACCAGTACACCAATCATCTACAATGTATATTCCGTCTGCTTTTAGCATAGGTAAACATCTTTGCATGGTAAGCAAGTTTTCTTCAACCCCGTCCCCGTAGTCGTGATGAATAATATCGTATCGGTTGGTGCCGGCCTCTTTTTCGTGTAGCACAGAAGTTACCGACAGCGGGACATTTGTTAGGCGCTCGCACCTTTCTTTTATCCACGCTGACATATCTTCTGGGGTGGATAGTGTTGCTAGGCTTTTAATTTCTTCGGCAGACAAACAGCGATTAAAATGATCGGTGTACCACGCTCCGCTGGCATTAGCCGCTTTTGCTCCGATAAAGCTTAGATGGTCGACACCTGTAAATTTTACATTGATATGTCCAGTTTCGTGCAAGACTTGATTAAAAATACCAATACCGCCTCCTAAATAGGATCCTAACTCTAAGAAGTTTTCAATGTTGAACTTACTACCAAATACTAGCCACGAAGCAATGACATCCTCAGGAGGACTCAACATGCCTAGTTTAAGTACGTGTTGGTATATGTTGTTTAGGTTGCGCCAGGAATAGTCCACTTTTTCTCCGATAAGTAATGTATGCTTGATAATTTTTACGTTTACGAAACACCCGACTTTTTGGATCTTCCGTACATTCAACAATTAGTTATGCACAAGCTTGAGACCGATTACGTCAAACAAGGATATGTACGTATCGATGCAACACAGGATCCATACCTAAGTTCAATTTTAGACCAGTTTCGTTTTATTGGTGGCTGGCTAAACATCTATCATACAGGACCAGATGGATACATTCCATTACACATTGACGGTCATCGGTTGGCAGCATTTAATATCCCTATCGCTGGGTGTGATGAAACAAGCCAAACAATTTACTATGAACCAGTAGGTGAGATAGAAAAGGTGTACAAGCCAGATGAACGCCACTACAGAATCAACGGCGAGATGAAAGAGGTCTATAGGTTTGCACTTACTCGCCCCGCGCTGATTCGTAATGATGTGGCCCACGATGTGAAACGTTATAATGCTACCAGCACAAGAATTATTGCTAGCTGGGGTGTGGGCGGCACCTTTGAAGAGTGTGTACTAAAGTTTAAGGAATTTTTCCAAAATAGAGGTTGACACGCTGATCAAAGGCATATATACTAGCAACATGATGACACATTTTTCTATAGCAGGTTCGATAAGCATACGTTGATTCAACGTATTCGTGCCCCTATAGTTTAATGGTAAAACGGCGGATTTATATCCCGTAAGCAACAGATAATTGGTTCATCTCGGTTCGACTCCGGGTGGGGGTACCAAAAAAAATCTTAGATTTTTTGCACAAAGAGGTTGACAAAGGGAACAAAAGGATATATAATTACACTATGTTAAATGATTTCTTATTACCAGTAACAAACACAGCCGCGGAGGGTACTCCGGGGGCTTGATCCTACATCTGTATAGATCAAGCCTCGGAACTAAAAACTCCGAGGTTTTTTGTTGGTAGTAAGTTTAGAATTTTTTTGATGCGGGTGTAGCTCAGTTGGTAGAGCACTACCTTGCCAAGGTAGATGTCACGAGTTCGAACCTCGTTACCCGCTCCAAAAAAGTTTTAAAAAAACTTAAAAAGTTGTTGACAAGGCGATATCGATCGCATACAATAACTAGATACTACAGCGCAAGTTGCAGTATACGTTCTTTAAAAATTTAGTGGCATTTTTGCTCGGTTCGTCTATCGGCTAGGACACCGCCCTTTCACGGCGGGAAGAGGGGTTCGATTCCCCTACCGAGTACCATTCATTGTATTGTTTTGGAAAAAGTCTGTGTCCACCAGACTAATGCACTCTCACTTACAGCTCTGTCGGCCGGCACCTGTAACGAGTTGATGTCAGAGCACACTAGGGACCCTTATGTGTTCGCAACGAAATTGGATCCAGCATCGACGGGTGCTCCATATAAGTTGACACGTTAAAAGCAAACGATAATAGGGCTATTGTTATCCATAACGAGACAATACAATGAATGGTAATGGGGGCAGTACTGGGGTACGGCGTGGCCTTGCAAGTCGCGTGACTAGAAGGATTCGATTTCCTCGGCTTCCACCAAAGAATTATGCCCGGGTGGTGAAATGGTAGACACAGGAGACTTAAAATCTCCCGCCGAAAGGCGTGCCGGTTCGAGTCCGGCCCCGGGTACCAAGTCAACGTACTATAACGCTAAGGCGTTATATGTATATGAGTAGACAACTTATTAGCGAAATTAAAGCGATGCTCGAACTTCATCTTAGTGCAGAACAAATTGCACATAGGACCTGTTTAAGTATTGCATCCGTACAAGAAGCAATTTTGGCAATCAACACTTTAAAAAGTGGTTGACACAAAGTTAGTTTCAATGTAAACTAGACGCTTAGTTAGAAATAACAGCGTTCTTTAAAAATCTGTTGCTAAGTTTTCTTAGCATTGTTGAGCATACTAAACGCCCACCCATCGTGGTTGATGGCCGGTAGTTGCGCCTCTAACCAAGCCGCTTTATAGTTTGTTCAACAATGTTAAGAAAGTCTTTATATAAAAGCGCACTAAGGCCTAATCGCGAAGGCCGATGTAACGGAGACAGCCCCGCCCTGTATAGAGCGGAAGTTGAGCAAGGTTCAACTCCTTGCACCGTGTGCCTCTATATAAAGATTTAAGGGCAGTTTAATGTCCTCTAAGCCAGCTTGCTGGTTTAGGAAGAATAAGTGTGGTGACACACCCAAAGCAGAATCCGCCTACAGGACTGCGCCAGCAATGGTTCGTTTAGACAAGCCTGCTCAGGTCCGCGAGGATCCGATCACTGATAAGACCGGTGGTTGTAACAATGAAGCAAGTGTAGTGGGAAGAACGTTCGCTTACAAGCCCGCAAGGGGAACTTGAGTGGATGGAAAGTAACAGGTGGTGCTGACTTCACTACAAAACCAACTTGTCAATTGGTATGAGAAAGGGTAGTGTATTTGTCCGAAGGGTCGCTCCTAAGGGCTTGTATGCAGTTTGAGTGGTTAGTGGGTATGTATGGTAACAGGCATATACACCGATCGCAAAAGACGACTGATTACTCCGCGAGAGGAAAGGTACGTGGTGTGTTGTATTGTGTAGTCCAAAAGATTATTCAGCAACTGAGTCAGCACATCATAGTAGGTTGTTATAGCACAATGGTAGTGCATTTCTCTGTTAAAGAAACGGCTGAAGGTTCAACTCCTTCTAACATACAAAAACGCAAAGACTGACTCGGTCATATGTGAAAAGCATCTAATACTTGGGCCGCAAGGTAATCAAGTCAGACGTAGCTCGCAAGGTGAAATCTGTTTATGCTGGAAGTTTCGTAAGGTGTTAGCGCACCTGAATAGCTCGCAAGGTTAACGGGATAGATGGCGTAGAATAGCATGTGACGACAAGCCTAATGCCTGGCTTTAAAAACGGCGATGCTGGTAGCAGACATAGGTACAGCAATGGCTTATGTGGATGTCTAGAGAAGCTATGCTCGCAAGGCGTAGTATAATGCTAGAGGTGTTATCAGCTTAAGGTGTAATCTCAACCTTAGGCACTATTATAAAGCACATTGACGTGTGACTGCGTCACTGGCAACAGTGAGAGGCCTGTTAAAGCTACAGGACATCAGTGTGTTTCATAATAGTTTTATGGTCGGGTACCAGAGTGTTTAATGGCTCCGGTTGCAACCCGGTTGATTCGTAGGTTAAAATCCTACCCCGACCTCCAGTTTGTGATGGGAGAGTGTGCCTCCGGGCCTACTCTTAAACAACAGATAAGAGCAATCACGCAAAATCCGTGATATAAGACTTGGAGCCACTCCTGTGTCCCGTAGCTAGTTTTTATGTCATAGCTTAAATAAGCACATGGCACAGCTAGAACACGCAGAAGTAAATTGGCTTTTAAACGGACATTGTAAATTTCAATGCTCGTACTGCCGACCTGAATGGCGAGCTGGTGCTTTAGATAAAACACTTGATCAATACATAACCATTATTGAAAAGTTACAAAGTTCAAGGTACAAGCATCATAAAAAGATATTATGGAAATTAGGTGGTGGCGAGCCACTACACTTTCCACATTTAAGCACCATACTTAAAAAGATAAAAGAGAAACCTGCTATAGTGCATTTAGACACAAGCGGCGATGACACATGGTTCTCTTTGTTTGGGGTACTTAATTTCATTGATAAAGTAAACTTAACATATCATGCTTGGCAAAACGATGATGTGTTTGGCTTCATACTTGAGCAATGTCAAGAAAAGAATATTGGTATTAGTATAACAATTCCTTTGATTCCGGGACAAATATACGAATCAAAAGAAAAAGCTAGACAATTTAGACACCAAGGTTTTGATTGCATAGAACAAGTGTTAAGAGAACCAAACGGTGATTCTTATCATGGATACAGTCAAGTTGACATTAATAGAATACAAGGTCGAGATGATAATTGGATGCCTGCGCCTGTTGTGTTTGACCCAAATAGGCCAGATCCAAATTATGTTGACTTAAGAGTAGTTAACAACACAGACCCTGTTTATACTGGACTTCCATGTTATGCAGGCGTTGATTGGTTACAAATAAATTCAAAAGGATTTGTTTCGTATAGCCAATGCGGAGGACGCAATGAGCACTTTAATGCGTTTGATCCAAGTTGGGAACCACCAAGCGATCACTTTCCGTGTACTGTTAATCAGTGCAGGAATGAACAAGATCGTAGATTAATTAGAATTTTGCACCGTTAGATCAGTTGGTTAGATCGTCTGCCTGTCACGCAGAAGGCCAGGGGTTCGAGTCCCCTACGGTGCGCCAAGAACGTTTTGCCTAATCAGCAAATAGTGTGACCCACACGATGAGAAGTAGTGTGATAACTACGGGTGGTAGTCTTTAAACCGAAAGGCCGCTAGCAATGCGATAACGGTCCCTGTCGGGAAGCGGGTGGAGGTCGTGCGTGATGGTATGTAGTGTAAAGACTACTACTTGATGCGATATAATTACCGCCGGGGGATGCAGAGCATATAAAAACATTTTTGACGCACACAGCCCGCACATCGGAGGCGGGTGATGTCTGCGGTGACCTGGCAGTTGCGAAAGGTTCTTTGTGCCAGCATTGAACTGAGTATTAAGAATGTTTCTATATGCAATGGGGGTATAGCTCAGCTGGGAGAGCAGTAGCTTTGCAAGCTAAAGGTCGTCGGTTCGATCCCGTCTACCTCCACCAAACTTTAGGAGATTACTATGTCAGATGGCGGTAAAGGTTCAAGTCCAAGACCGTTCAGCGTTCCAAAAGAAGAATTTGATAATCGCTGGGAAGTTATCTTTGGAAAAAAACAAAAACAAGAACAAACACAAGTCGAAGATTGCGTTGTTGATGGTGACTTGCCAAAAGACAGCAATCAAGACGGATAAGTAGATTTAATGCCTGGTTAGTTCAGCGGTAGAACTCCGTCTTTACACGGCGGCTGTCGGCGGTTCGATCCCGTCACCAGGTACCAATTTTTGCCCCTGTAGTTAAATGGTAGAACATCGGTTTTGTAATCCGAGGACGGGAGTTCGATTCTCTCTAGGGGCACCATAGTTAAGTTAAGCCCGGTTGGCTCAGGGGTAGAGCAACCGCCTTGTAAGCGGTAGGTCGTCTGTTCGAATCAGACACTGGGCACCAGTTTTTCGGAGTGTAGCGCAGTCTGGTAGCGCACCTGGTTTGGGACCAGGGGGTCCAAGGTTCGAATCCTTGTACTCCGACCAAGAGCAGAGGATAAGTTACATTATCCAGTATGAGTCGCAAGGTACCGCGGTAAATCCTTGGGCAAGCAATAGTACATAAACGCGATGTAACAGGTGGTAGTGATCTACTAACGGGCCAGCCTCAAAAATTGTGTCCACCAAATATATGCGGGTAGACAGGACAAGGGGCGTCCAGCAGCCTTCCAAGCTGAAGATCGCGGAGTTCGACTCTCCCTACCCGCTCCATAAAACCCGGTTACACTTTCCGTTATTAAAGTGGGTGAGCTGACCACCAAAGGCACAGCAGGTGCGTAAGATCTACCGTGGTCTCCTGTTGGGGAGGTGCCGAAAATATCTTAGGGGGAGAACACAACTTAAAGCCAAAGCAAAAAATGTGTGGACAGAGTAACAGCTCAGTTTAGGGCCTATGTGGTGTAGGTAGCTAAACACTTATTCTAGCGTAAGGTAAATATCATATATGAACAAGCACGATTACACTCAACTTGCTTACGCTAAAATTAACTTAACATTCGATCGCGAACTTTTTATTAAAGAGTACGATCAATATATTTTACCAGCAGGCATACCATTATCAAATAGCCAAGGTATTGTTTACCTTACTACCAAACTAAATGAAATGTGGGGCATGGTACCACCTGAAATTTATAACACAGGTGACGTATGGGTCCAACCAGGTAGTGCGGCAACATTAAAGTACATTACTCGGGACCGTCCGTGTTGGCTAATGACACAGCTTATGGAGTTAGATACAACTAACGTTGACGATCCGTTAATGAAGCGTTGGGCAAAAACAGGCGGACAAAGTATTCGAAATGAAACATTAGGACCAGAGTACAAATGGAATATTAAAGATGAATTTAAACATCTTGAAATTTGGAAATGGATTCAAACCTTACCTTTCAAGAAAATTAACAGCCTCCATTGCGTTAGTATTGAACCCGGCGGCTTTTCTGTAATACACAGAGACATGAAAGGCTTCTACGACTCACAGTCGAGTGCAGGAGTTAGTAAGGTTGCTAAAAATGGTTATGTGATTATGACATTAAACATTACCGATGGTGGTGGTCCGTTGTATTGGGCACTAGATGGTGAAGAATGTACCAAGCCGTTAAAAGCTAATGATGATGTTTATTTGACCAATGATTATTTCTTACACGGCGTTCCTGTAATGACCAGCCGTAGAAGGCAATTAAGAATTACTGGAATCCCAACTGAAGAATTGTGGGATATGATCGACCATTCAACTGTAATCGATGTAGGCCCAGACTATAATTATGACCCAAATTATCTAACACGTAATGGGTTTTGGAAAGTTAATTGATTATTCCCTGATAGCTCAGTTGGTAGAGTAACGGACTGTTAATCCGCTGGTCGCTGGTTCGAGCCCAGCTCGGGGAGCCAAATT